ATGTTGCGTAAGCAACAGAGTCGGCTTCGACAGTATGCCTGTCAGGTCGCGGGCTATGAGCAGGAAATTGAACGGCTGAAAGCGCAACTCGACAGGTTGCGTCGTATGCTGTTCGGCCAGAGTTCAGAGAAAAAGCGTCATAAGCTTGAAAATCAGATCCGACAGGCAGAAAAACGACTGTCGGAACTGGAAAACCGGCTGAACACAGCCAGAAATCTTCTGGAAGATGCATCGTCAGTCACAGATTCACCTGACACCAGTCCCCCGTCAGAAAACCCGATCGCCAGTAAGCCTGAATCCCCGGGACGAAAATCTTCACGAAAACCGCTGCCGGCAGAACGTCCCCAGGAGACATATCGCCTTCTGCCTGCTGAAACCAGTTGCCCGGCCTGTGGAGGTGTTCTGAAAGAAATGGGGAAACAATCTCAGAGCAACTGGATATCATTAATACCGCCTTTAAAGTTATCGAAACCATACGTCCCAAACTGGCCTGTAGCCGGTGTGATGTCATCGTTCAGGCACCACTTCCCCCTAAACCGATCGAACGCGGTTATGCCAGTGCAGGGTTACTTGCACGGATCCTGGTCAGCAAATATATGGAACATATCCCTTTATATCGCCAGTCAGAAATATACGCGCGACAGGGCGTGGAGCTGAGCCGTAATACCATGGTGCGCTGGGTATCAGAAATGGCAGACAAACTCCGTCCTCTGTATATAGCGCTGAATGACTATGTTCTGGAGGCAGGAAAGGTGCACGCAGATGACACTCCGGTGAAAGTACTGGCCCCGGGGAACGGAAAGACGAAAACGGGTCGTCTGTGGGTATACGTCAGGGATGATCGTAATGCGGGTTCATCCCTGCCGGCAGCCGTCTGGTTCGCGTATTCGGCAGATCGCAAAGGAGAACATCCGCAGCTCCACCTGGCAAAGTATCAGGGCGTACTGCAGGCTGATGCCTATGCAGGTTATAACGTACTGTACGAAACGGGCCGGGTGAAGGAAGCCGGGTGCCTGGCCCACGCCCGCCGAAAAATCCATGACGAGGATGTGCGCCGTCCGACAGAAATGACTCAGGAAGCGCTCAGACGGATAGCAGAGTTATACGACATAGAAGCGGAGATACGTGGCAGTCCGGCAGAGGAACGGCTTGCAGTCAGAAAAGCCAGAAGCGTCCAGTTGATGCAGTCGTTGTACGACTGGATACAGTTGCAGAGGAAAACGCTGTCGAAACATGCGGAGATGGCGAAGGCGTTCGACTATATCCTGAATCACTGGAATGCGCTGAACGAGTTCTGTCGTGACGGCTGGGTGGAAATAGACAACAACATCGGTGAAAACGCGTTACGATCGGTGGCGGTTGGAAGAAAAAATTATCTCTTTTTCGGCTCAGACAAGGGAGGAGAAAGTGCGGCGATCATCTACAGTCTGCTGGTCACCTGCAAACAGAACGAAGTGGAGCCGGAGGACTGGTTGCGCGAAGTGATCGAGAAGCTCAATGACTGGCCGTCGAACCAAGTGCATGAACTGCTGCCCTGGAACTTCTCGTCTGTAAAATAATCCTTACGCTACGTACTTCTCGGGGCGCTTACTTCGGAAAGATGGCTTGAACTGAAGAAAATAGAGATTTGTGCAAATGCACTTAACCGTTACCAGTCAGTAATTAAAAACATGTTGCCAATGTTAGGTGAAAAAAGACTGGTTTCATCTGTAACAAAAGAGGATTTGCTTTTCGTAAGGAGAGATCTGTTGACCGGTTATCAAAAGCTTTCTAACGGAAAAATTTCTTCCATAAAAGGACGCTCAGTGGTCACAGTAAACTACTATATGACAACCATAGCTGGAATGTTTCAATTTGCAACAGATAATGGTTATACATCAGGAAATCCATTTAACGGTCTGACACCATTAAAAAAGTCCAAGATAGAACCAGCCCCCCTCACCCGTGACGAATTTATTCGTTTTATTGAGGCTTGCCGTCATCAACAAACAAAAAACCTGTGGATTATTGCTGTATACACGGGTATTCGTCACGGGGAGCTGGTATCACTGGCCTGGGAAGATATAGACCTTAAAGCGAGGACTATAACCATCCGCCGGAATTATACAAAACTAGGCGAATTCACTCCACCAAAAACTGATGCTGGTACCGGAAGAACGATTCATCTAGTTCAACCAGCTATTGATGCTCTTAAAAGCCAAGCGGAAATGACCATGCTTGGAAAACAGCATTCTGTAGAGGTAAAGCAGAGGGAATATGGGAGAAGTACTGTGCATAAATGCACTTTTGTTTTTAGTCCTCAGGTAATAAAACAGCGGCAGTTTTCCGGACCGCACTATAAGGTTGACTCCATCAGGGAGTCATGGACAAGTATCTTAAAACGCGCAGGTCTGAGACACAGAAAATCGTATCAATCCAGGCATACCTATGCATGCTGGTCACTTGCCGCAGGAGCTAATCCTAGTTTTATCGCAAGCCAGATGGGCCACACAAACGCACAAATGGTATTCAATGTTTACGGAGCATGGATGAAAGACAACAATCACGAACAGATAGAACTTCTTAACAGAAGACTATCTGAAAGTGTCCCATGCATGCCCCATAAGAAAGCGGGGTAAAATAAAAACTTGCAAAATCAATTGGTTTACCTTTAATCCCTGTCACGTTACGCGCGTGGCAGAGGCGTTACGGATTGCTGAAACCGCAACGGACAGACGGCGGTCATCGGCTGTTCAACGATGCCGATATTGACCGGATCCGCGAGATCAAACGCTGGATCGACAACGGCGTGCAGGTCAGCAAAGTTAAAATGCTGCTCAGTAATGAAAATGTTGATGTGCAGAACGGCTGGCGCGATCAGCAAGAAACATTGAGGTGTACTGGCAATAGCGGACACTACCATTTGTTCTTTTTTTAAGCAGCCATCTGATGATATTTTTCCCTGAAGGCTGCCGGGGAGATATTCCCCAGACGAGAGTGACGACGCTGACGATTGTAGAAAATCTCAATGTATTCCCGTATTACTGAGATGGCTTCATCCCGGTTATTAAAACGATAGTGGCTCAGGCTCTCATTTTTCAGCGTTCCCCAGAAGCTTTCCATCGGAGCGTTGTCGTAACAGTTACCTTTACGCGACATTGATGTTTTCAGACCAAACTGCTCCTGTATGACCCGGTAATCGTATGCGCAGTACTGTGAACCTCGATCAGAGTGGTGGATTAGCCCGGCAGGTGGGCGCTGGCTCCTGAGCGCCATAAACAGGGCTTTACCTGTCAGCTCTTTTGTCATGCGCTCTCCCATGGCGTAGCCGACAATTTCGCACGTATAAACATCTTTGATGCCAGCGAGGTACAACCATCCCTCCTGTGTGGCAACATACGTCAGGTCCGCCACCCAGACCTGATTTGGTGCTGTAGGAGCGAACGTCTGGTTCAGCAGATTTGGCGCAACTGGCAGATTGTGGTTCGGGTTCGTAGTCGCTCTGAACTTGCGTTTCTGCTTACAGCGTAGCCTTAGCTCCTTACGAAGACGTGCCAGTCGGTCACGACCAACGATGATGCCATTCTCTGCCAGCTCCGTCTGGAGCCGCCGGGTTCCATATGTTTCGCGAGTGCGGATATGTGCCACCTTAATCTCCAGTTTTAGCCGCTCATCACTTTGTTTTCTGTCTGAGGGTTCATGCTGTACCCGGTTGTAATAACCGCTCCTGGATACACCAAATACCTGACACATCGCTTCAATGGGAAATTGTTGTCGCCATTGTTCGATTAACGCGTATTTTTCAGCGACTCCTGTGCAAAATACGCTGTTGCTTTTTTTAATATATCTCGCTCAAGGCGAGCTTCATTTAACGCCTTACGCAGTTGCAGAATTTCAGATTCCAGTTCAGCCACCGTGCGGGAACCAGGAGTACCGAGCTCTTTTCTGGCGGCGGTAACCCATTGTCCTAAAGTGCCTTCAGGAAGGGATAATCGGGAAGCGCCTTCACTGATCGAAAGTTGATTTTCAAGAACCGTTCTGACAGCTTCGGCTTTGAACTCTTTAGAGTAACGTTGGGTTTTTCTGCTCATTATTAGCTCCTTCTGATGCCATTCTATTTCAGGAAGGAGTGTCCGTTAAACTCAGGCTACCTCAGCTCGCCACCAGATTATTGAGACCAGAAGGTGGCGATAATGACCAAATGTACGGAGTTATCGTTATGCTCACTCAAATTTCTGTCGACACTCTTCCTGCAATCACCCACAACCAGATCCCCGTTATTACAACTGAACTTCTGGCGCAGTTATACGGAACAAAAATCAAAAACATTTCTGATAATTTTCTGAACAACACGATGCGATTCGTGGTAGGAAAGCATTACTTTAAAATTGAAAAAAACGAATTACGCGAGTTTAAGAACAGACCCGAAACAATCGGGTTAGTTGGTAAAAATGCCCGCTCGCTCATCCTCTGGACAGAACGAGGCGCAGCCCGTCACGCGAAGATGCTCGAAACCGATCAGGCATGGGACGTGTTCGAAAAACTGGAAGACTGCTATTTCAGCCAGACTTCGAAAAGCGCAGGTCATCACGAGAAGAAAACCAGCGAGCTTTCTGCAAAAGATGCAAACAGTCTGGTATGGTTGTGGGATTATGCCAACCGCTCACAGGCATTATTCCGCGAACTGTATCCGGCGCTAAGACAAATTCAGTCTAACTATTCCGGCAGATGCCACGACTACGGTCATGAGTTCTCGTATGTTATCGGAATGGCGAGAGACGTTTTAATCAATCACACACGAGATGTTGATATTAATGAGCCAGACGGACCAACGAATCTTTCTGCATGGGTAAGACTTAAGAACAAAGAATTACCTCCTTCACTACATCACTACTGACAGATTGCCAACGCAACGACCCAGCTTCGGCTGGGTTTTTTATTGCTGAATTTTCAATATGAGAGGACATGACAATGAACGAGCTGATAAATAGCAACGCCATCAAAATGACCAGCATTGAAATCGCTGAGTTGGTGGGTAAGCGTCATGACAATGTGAAACGTACCATCGAAACGCTGGCTAAAAATGGTGTTATCCGGCATCCTCAATTTGAGGTTTCCGAAAGAATCAATAACTTAGGGTTCAATGTTCAGTACGAGCATTACGTCTTCGAAGGCGAACAAGGTAAGCGCGACAGCATTATTGTCGTTGCCCAGTTGTCGCCGGAATTCACCGCTCGTCTTGTTGACCGTTGGCGAGAGCTTGAAGGGGCAACCGCGAAAATCCCACAAACCTTTTCTGAGGCATTGCGCCTTGCGGCCGACCTTGAAGACCAGAAGGCTGAACTGGAGAAACAGCTTGCTCTCGCAGCACCTAAAGTTGAGTTTGCCGATCGCGTTAGCGAGGCCAGCGGAATTTTGATTGGAAACTTTGCAAAGGTTGTTGGAATTGGTCCAAACAAACTGTTTGCGTGGATGCGCGATCACAAAATCCTTATTGCTTCAGGTTCCCGGCGCAATGTGCCAATGCAGGAATATATGGATCGCGGCTATTTCACAGTGAAAGAAACAGCAGTCAACACAAATCACGGAATACAGATATCGTTCACCACAAAAATCACCGGGCGTGGCCAACAGTGGCTGACCAGAAAGCTGCTCTATAACGGAATGCTGAAAGTAACAGGGGAGGCTGCTTAATGGCTAACTTACGCAAAGAAGCGCGCGGCAGAGAATGCCAGGTACGTATTTACGGCGTATGCAATGGCAATCCTGAAACTACAGTTCTGGCACATTACCGGATGGCTGGAATTTGCGGAACGGGAATGAAGCCTGACGACCTGATCGGCGCATGGGCTTGTAGCGCGTGTCACGATGAAATCGACCGACGCACCCATAACCTCGACAACAAAGACGCCAGACTTTACCACCTCGAAGGCGTGATCAGGACGCAGGCGATACTGCTGAAGGAGGGGAAGATTAAGCCATGAACGAATATCAGTTTGTGCTTCCATACCCACCGTCGCTGAACACCTACTGGCGAAGACGGGGAAGCCAATACTACATCAGCTATAAAGGCCAGAAATACCGAAAAGACGTTCAGCAAATCATCCGCCAACTCAAGTTAGATATTTTCACCAAAGCACGACTCCGCATCAAAGTCATCGCAGACGTTCCAGACTCCCGCCGCCGCGACCTCGACAACATCCTGAAGGGGCTACTCGACTCTCTTATCCACGCCGGATTTGCGGAAGACGACGAGCAATTCGATGACATTCGCGTAATTCGTGGTGTGAAAGTACCAGGCGGAAGGCTTGGAATAAAAATCACCGAACTGGAGAACGTATGAACGCCACAATTCAAACGATACCAGAGCTTCTTATCCAGACACGAGGCAATCAGACCGAAGTGGCGAGGATGCTTTCCTGCGCAAGAGGAACAGTGCTCAAGTACAACCGAGACAGCAAAGGCGAGCGTCACGTAATAGTTAACGGCGTCCTGATGGTCAAACAGGGCAAGAGGGGAAGACGATGAGACTCGAAAGCGTAGCTAAATTTCATTCGCTAAAAAGCCCGATGATGAGCGACTCACCACGGGCTACGGCTTCTGACTCTCTTTCCGGTACTGATGTGATGGCTGCTATGGGGATGGCGCAATCACAAGCCGGATTCGGAATGGCTGCATTTTGCGGTAAGCATGAACTCAGCCAGAACGACAAACAAAAGGCTATCAACTATCTGATGCAATTTGCACACAAGGTATCGGGGAAATACCGTGGTGTGGCAAAGCTCGAAGGAAATACTAAGGCAAAGGTACTGCAAGTGCTCGCAACATTCGCTTATGCGGATTATTGCCGTAGTGCCGCGACGCCGGGCGCAAGATGCAGAGATTGCCACGGAACAGGTCTGGCAGTTGATATAGCCAAAACAGAGCAGTGGGGGAGAGTTGTCGAGAAAGAGTGCGGAAGATGCAAAGGTGTCGGCTATTCAAGGATGCCAGCAAGTGCAGCATATCGCGCTGTAACGATGCTAATCCCAAACCTCACCCAACCCACATGGTCACGCACTGTTAAGCCGCTGTATGACGCTCTGGTGGTGCAATGCCACAAAGAAGAGTCAATCGCAGACAACATTTTGAATGCGGTCACACGTTAGCGGCATGATTGCCATGGATGGCAACATCTTAACGGCATGATATTGACTTTTTGAATAAAGTTGGGTAAATTTGACTCAAGAATGGCAGGTTTATATCCGTTCACATTCTTTCGGTTTTTTACCCACCTCATCTTTAAGTTGTGACTGCTCCCCGCCCTGTCGGGCGAGGGTTTACGGCGTTTTTCGCTAAGCGCACTGACATGCGCATCATAAACTCGAGAGCACATAGGAATAGAGCCTGCTTTCGGGATTTTTTATTTGGGTCAGTCGTATAAAGGTCATTACGGAAGGCTGTTAACCTTCTTATCGTGGTTCGAGTCCACGCTGTCCCGCCAAATATGCTGGTTTAGCTCTAATGGTAGAGCAGTCGCCTTGTAAGCGAATGGGTAGCGGTTCAAGTCCGTTAACCAGCACCATAACTGAGCCGTAGCCACTGGCTATCCTGAATTCATCAGTGACAGTTACGCTGCGGCCTTTTTTTTCCCTTCCCAATATAAGAACTACGCCATCCGTTATTTGCGGAGGTGAGGCTATGAAATCCATGGACAAAATTTCAACGGGCATTGCCTACGGCACCTCCGCCGGCAGTGCCGGCTACTGGTTTTTGCAGTGGTTGGATCAGGTCAGTCCATCACAGTGGGCTGCGATTGGTGTGCTGGGAAGTCTGCTTCTGGGGCTTCTGACTTATCTGACGAATCTGTATTTCAAATTAAGAGAAGACAAGCGTAAGGCTGCGAGAGGTGAATAATGTCGCCATCATTACGCAAGGCTGTTGCAGTTGCTATTGGTGGCGGGGCTGTTGCTATAGCATCTGTGTTAATCACTGGCCCAGGTGGTAACGATGGTCTGGAAGGTGTCAGCTACATACCATACAAAGATATCATTGGTGTATGGACTGTATGTCACGGACACACCGGAAAAGACATCATGCCTGGTAAAACGTATACCGAAGCAGAATGCAAAGCTCTCCTGAATAAAGACCTTGCCACTGTCGCCAGACAAATTAACCCGTACATCAAAGTCGATATACCGGAAACAACGCGCGGCGCTCTTTACTCGTTCGTTTACAACGTGGGCGCTGGCAATTTCAGAACATCGACGCTTCTTCGCAAAATAAACCAGGGCGATATCAAAGGCGCATGTGACCAGCTACGTCGCTGGACATATGCTGGCGGTAAGCAATGGAAAGGGCTGATGACCCGTCGTGAGATTGAGCGTGAAGTCTGTTTGTGGGGCAGCAATGAGCAGAGTCACCGCGATTATCTCCGCTCTGGTTATCTGCATCATCGTCCGCCTGTCATGGGCTGTTAATCATTACCGTGATAACGCCATTACCTACAAAGAGCAGCGCGACAAAAACGCAAGAGAACTGAAGCTGGCGAACGCAACCATTACTGACATGCAGCAGCGCCAGCGTGCTGCTGATGCACTCGATGCTAAATACACGAAGGAGTTAGCCAATGCGAAAGCTGAAAATGATGCTCTTCGGCGCAAGCTTGATAATGGTGGTCGGGTGCTCGTCAAAGGAAAATGCCCTGTGCCATCCTCAGCCGAAACCTCCAGCGCCTCCGGCATGGGCAATGATGCCACCGTCGAACTCTCTCCAGTTGCTGGACGAAACGTTCTCGGTATCCGGGACGGAATCATCAGCGACCAGACAGCATTGAGAATGCTTCAGGAGTACATCAGGACTCAGTGCCTGAAATAAATTTTTTTGCAAATCACAAAGTCCATTTAATGAGCCTCGCACTTGCGGGGCTTTTATATGTCCGCAGTAAACCGCGCATCGCAGCGCATATAAACCCCGAGTCTTTCAGAAAGCTGAGCCTGAGAATTGCCGTATATGGTGGCGACCATCTCGGGGACGGCTTTTCTGTGCGAACAGGCTCATCTTTCTAAAAGGTAAAGACGCCATGAAAGCAATCACGCTTTTTAATACACCGATCCGTGTTGATGAATCAGGAATGATCTGCCTCACTGATATGTGGAAAGCCAGTGGTAAAAGTGAATCTGAATCTCCGTACCACTACCTGCGAAACAAGCAGACCAAAGAGTTCTTAGCCGAGCTGGAGAAAAACCACGAATCTGTGGTTTTTACTGAGCGCGGTGTACACGGTGGAACATATGGCGGGAAGTTTGTTGCTTATGATTATGCAGCATGGCTAAACCCCGGATTTAAATATGCAGCCTATAAAGTCCTGGATGACTACTTCACCGGAGAACTTCAGCATCGCAACAGCTTAAGTGCGCAGCTCAATATGAAGTGTCATGAGTTTGATCAGAAAAAAGATATGGCGAGCTTCTGTGGACAAGGGCTGGCGGCATGGCGCTATACGAAGCCAGTGTTGGTCGCTGAGATTAACTCCCTGGCTAACCAGCTGCAGATAACGATCCCCGGGCTTCCGGGATGAGTGATCGTGTCATTGAATGCGCCTCCAGAGCGGGGCGCGACTTCTCAGAGTTCATGAAAGGCGAGAAGGGCATGATGGAAGCATTGGCCTCGGTGGATGAGTTTGGCGAGCAGCTGCGCCTCAACGGCTGTGTCAATCATCACTTTGTTAGCTACATGATGCGGAACTCGATCATGCAGACATTCATGGACATGGCAAAAGCCGAGAGGAAAGAAGAGCGCCGGCGTAAGCGAGCGGAAGCAAAAGCGAAGTAGCCATTACAAAGCCCATCTACTGGTGGGCTTGATAATGGCTTATACCCTACACGGGATAACTTAACTGATATCCCTTTTAACGGATAAACGGAGCACAAATAATGGCAAAGCTCACCGACAAACAAGAGCTGTTTGCCCGTGAGTACCTGAAAGATCTGAACGGCACACAGGCAGCTATCAGGGCGGGCTACAGCGAGAAGACCGCCAATGAGCAGGCATCTCGATTATTAGCAAATGTTAATGTTCAAAAATTCGTTGCTGAACTTAAATCCGCCCGCGTTGAGCAGACGGGTATAGATGCCGCCTATGTTCTTCGTAGATTGGTTGAAATCGACCAGATGGATGTGCTCGACATTCTCCTGCAAAACGGTGAGCTAAAGCCCATTAAAGACTGGCCTAAGGTATGGCGCACAACGCTATCAGGAATGGATGTCGTGGAGATGGTATCCGCAGATAGCGCCGCACTTCTGAAGAAAATCAAATGGCCTGATAAGGTTAAAAACCTTGAGTTGCTTGGGCGTCATGTTTCTGTTCAGGCGTTTAAAGACAACGTCAAAAATGAAGTGACTGGCGCTGACGGAGGACCAGTCAGAACAGAAATTACCAAATTAACGCCTGAGCAGGCCGCAGAGGTGTATAGAAAAATGATGGGCTAAGTATGCCGTTACCATTCCCCTTCGATTTTAAACATCCTGATTACCAGATGGTTTTTGAATGGCGGATGGAACGCCTACAGCGCATTCGCCAGAATCCTGAAATATTGCCTGCACTAAAACAGTTTTACCGTACCAACCCGGCTCAGTTCATTATCGGCTGGGGCATGACAACGGACCCGCGTAATATTGATTATGGCCTGCCGGTGACCATTCCGTTTTTACTCTTCCCTAAGCAGGAGGAGTGGATCCACTGGATTATGGAACGCTGGAGCAATCGGGAGAATGGTATTACCGAAAAATCCCGTGAAATGGGGCTCAGTTGGACCGCGATCGGACTGGCCTGCTCGCTTTGTCTCTTCAACAAAGAAATGGTTATCGGTTTCGGCTCCCCCACACAGCCCACCATAAATCGCGAATGTGACTGTGCAAACGATATGAAAAAAGACGCGGGCGCGTCTCATATCGCTCCGTAAACATCCGGGGTCTCAATCCCGACGCCAGATTTTGCTGGCGTATGAGGAATATAGCCCGGATATGTGTTGTCGTCAACTACAGGCCTTGAATGCATATAACGATTTTGTTATGTTGATACCTATGAACTACACTATCGAATACTACAGTGAAGATGTAAGGCTGGAAGTCGATCGGCTTCCATTGAGTATGCGTGCCCGATACCAACATCTCGTTGAACGTATGAAGATATATGGCAGCAATCTCGGAGAACCTCACACCAGCGCCTTTGGTGACGGACTTTTCGAACTCAGAATTAAAGGCAACGATGGGATCGCGCGTGTTTTTTACTGCACTCTGACAGGGAAACGCATCATCATGCTGCATAGTTTTGTAAAGAAAACGCAGAAAACACCGCCAGCCGAACGCAAGAAAGCTGAAACCAGAATGAAGGAGGTTAAGCATGACTGGTAAACGCACTCTCCCCACCATGACACACGACGAAATGGCAGCCAAATGGATGGAAGACCCGGCTTTTAAAGCAGAATACGACGCTATCGCTGACGAATTCGCACTGCTTGATGAAATGCTGGCAGCACGCAAAGAAGCTGGCTTAACTCAGGCTGAAGTTGCCGAGCGAATGGGAACAAAAGCGACCGCGATCACCAGAATGGAAAGTAATCTCGCATCAGGTATCAGCGGCCCATCATTTGCCACACTAAAAAAATTCGCCCGCGCTACTGGAAAAAAACTCCAGATCCGCTTCGTTTAACCACACCGCGCCGTCATTCTGGCGGCGCACCGGATAAATAGTCATTTCCTCGCACGATGTCTTAGCCACCGGATATCCCACAGGTGAGCCGTGTAGTTGAAGGTTTTTACGTCAGATTCTTTTGGGATTGGCTTGCGTTTATTTCTGGAGCGTTTCGTTGGAAGGTATTTGCAGTTTTCACAGATTATGTCGGTAATACTTCGTCGCTGTCGCCTCATGCCGCCCTGCCCGATCGCCATCAATGCCGCTTTGGATACGGTAGTAAACATTCGCCGGGGACTGATGAACGGTCGCCAAATCAGCAGCATTGAGCCTTTACTGTTTCCCTTTTTCTCCAGCCCTGTCGATGGTTCGATAAAATTAATCCGTCCATCAGTGATGATGCGAACTTCGTCAACACTCTCCAGAGCCTTGCTGAACCATCCGACTGACATATCCTCTGGCACAAGCATAACTACCGTCTGTCGCTGTTGTATACACTGCTCAGCGGCTTTTTCCACCCACGGCCTGATATTGCTGTACGGTGGGTTATTCCAGATTGCACTGTGGCTTACCCACTCAGAATTGAGCGCGTCGTCGGCCTCAGTTAGCCAGTGAGCGCACAGAGCATTTTTGTCGCTCGCTGCCGAATCCAGCCAGAATCCAAACTCAATATCCAGCGCATCAAAAAGCCAAAGTGGCGTTTGCCAGCAGTCCTTGTCGTGTGCTGGCGTATTTGATTTGATAGTCATGCAGCCCGATCTCCCCATCGCGCTTTCCACTCCAGAGCCAGTCGCGCTTCGTCTGACCACTTAACGCCACGCTCTGTACCGAATGCCTGTATAAGCTCTAATAACTCCGCAAATTCGCTTACACGCATCCTGCTGGTTGACTGGCCTATTACCACAAAGCCATTCCCGGCAAGGTTAGGAACAACGTCCTGCTGCTTTAATGCCGCGGTAAACACACACTTCCAGCTTTCTGCATCCAGCCAGCGACCATGCCATTCAACCTGACGAGAGACGTCACCAAGGCAAGCCCAAAGCTTTCGATTCTGGTCTAAGCTGCGGTTGCGTTCCTGAATGGTTACTACGATTGGTTTGGTTGGGTCTGGAAGAATTTGCTGTACCGCGTGAATAGCGTTTTGCTGATGTGCTGGAGATCGAATTTCAAAGGTTAGTTTTTTCATGACTTCCCTCTCCCCAAATAAAAAGGCCTGCGATTACCAGCAGGCCTGTTATTAGCTCAGTGATGTAGATGGTCATCAGAATCCTCCTTTCTTCTTGGACTGCGGTTCCTCGCGTTCACGGCGGCGCATTTCAGCAGACTGTTGGTCTGTGTCATAAATAGCTCCATTTGCCTGAATGCAATACACCGTGCCGGTATTGCCATGACGATTGAGACGAAGGATTAGTTCGGTTTCACCAGGTGGAACACTGTCATCAAAAGCACCTTCACGATGGATCCCCACCCAATAATCGCAATCCTGTTCAATCTGCCCTGTATCTCGTGAGTCACTTGGTAATGGGCGTTTATTGGTTCGGCTTTCCAGTGCGCGGTTAAGCTGCGTCAGAAGCACAACAACGCAATCAAGCTCTTTGGCAAGGTTCTTCAGTCCTTTGGTGATCATGCCGTAGGCAAGGTCGTTGCGATCGGCCTTTTCAGCGGTCATTAGTGTCAGGTAATCGACCAGAATCATGCCAACACATCCTTTTTCTCGCTTGATTCGACGGCTTTCGCTGACGATTTGAGCCAGAGATAATCCCGGCGTGTCGTCGATGTAAAGCAGGTCGATTTCACTCAAGCGATTGGCTGTTTCGATCGCCCTGTTGAAGTCACCATCGTAATCACCCTGATAGCCGTCATCGGCGTCATTTGTCGCCGGAAGGTAAAAAATATTCGGGTTAACACCAGACTTCTGCCCTACCAGTTTTTCCAGTATCTGATCACCTGGCATTTCAAGGCTGAACATCAGAGCGGGCTTTTTCTCATGCACTGCGCAGTTGATTGCCATCTGGCTGTATAGCGTCGTTTTCCCCATCTTAGGGCGAGCGCCAATGACAAACAGAGAGCCTTTCACCAGACCTTTCGGTGACAGCATCCTGTCCAGCGATGGGATCCCTGTGCTCATTCCTCGTTGTTCGCCTGACGGGTCAAAACGCTTCTCAAGGTCGCTAACCCAGTCTTCCATGACCTCACCAAATGAGCGAAGGCCGCGACGTGATCCGGTTTTTGCATGGTCTGTCAGTTGCGTGAAAATCGCCTGAATAGCTTCGTACTTCTGCGTTGCAGTCATTCCGTTGCGGGAATAGAGCAATTCCGTCGCTTCAGTCATGCGGTTGATGGCGTAGCGTTCCATTGCGGTTTCGCGAACCTGCATTGCATAGGCAACGATGTTTGCGGCGCTTGGCGTGTTCTTTGCGATCTCAGCGATATAAGCAAAACCGCCAACAGACGCCGTTAACGATTTACGCTCCAGTTCATCGAAAAGCGTCAGGCCATCTACTGGCTTTTGCTCCCGGTGCATTCTGGTTATTTCTTCGAAAAGGATTTTGTGTGGCCGGCTGTAAAATGAGTCAGGCTTCAGCATCGCAAGAACCTTCTGGACGCGCTCACTGCTGTCATCATCCAGAAGCAATCCACCAATCACCGCCTGCTCTGCCTCGATGCTATGGGGCGGCGCATAAAAATTATCGGTCATCGTGTTCACCCTCACGAACTTTCAGGTAGGTATTATCGTTAAGCAGGTAATCAAATCCCTTTTTGTGCCAGACGGTTCCGCGCTGATGGTTTGGGCGCTCTTCGAACATCCATCGGCAATTTTCGCCTACGTAGCTCAAATAATTTCTCCAGTCCTGCATCGTGAACCCATGCCCGTCAAGCTGGCGGGTTATCACTCCGGCTTTGCGCCAGAACGTTCGGATCTGGTTTTTACGCTTGTCATTCAGTGCGCGGATTCTTGGCGCTTCAGGAAGGATTTCGTGGTAAGCATCGACAACATCCTGACAGCTAACGGAAGGTTTTTTCTTGTCAGACTTTTTGTCTGCTGTGGCACTCTCTAATACGTCAGTATTAGAGATATTATTTATATTCTTGTTAATACCTTCTTGTTCATGATGTGCGGTTGTTTGTGCGGCTTCATGTGCGGGTGAATTGTCCATTTTTTGAGCATATTCATGGTAATTTGTGATGGTGATCACACGACCTTTTTGCTTCTCTCCATCAATGGAGATCATCCCCTCTTTCACAAAAACCTGAAGCATCCGCTCAACCTGATCACGGCTTGCTGGCTTGCCATGCCTGTCGCATAACTGAAGACCTAAATCAGCTGCTGTCACAACCAGTTGACCGGGTTGCACATGCCATTCATGACCTTTGAAATTCGCTTTGTATGGCTTTCTGGCAGCATTCAGGAGAAGGTTTTCCCACAGGGTGCGAAGATAAACATCTTTCGCCCATGACTGTTTCAGAATGCTCCGGTACAACGGAATGTAACCAGTTTTCTGGTTCTCCATCCTGTTGCTCCTGCGCTCGTGTGCGGCGCTGAAATCGTAGATTTTTGCTGTATTGCTCATCACTACCTGCCTTGACGAAAGACCTTAAGAACATCGTTAAACTGACTTACGGATATGTCTTCTTTGAGCAGCTTTTCCAGAAATGCGTTTGGAATGAACGTATATCCCTCCTCTTTTGGTAGAGGCGGGAGCAACGCCCTCGCCTCAGCTTTCAGAAGCTCAGTTCTGGCAACTTTCACAAAAGAGATTTGAGTTCTTTCATCAATGGAACGAAGGAAGCGCAAACGCTTAGCTTCTTTGTGTGTATCAGGTGGATTAAAGCCTTTGTTTCGCATATAATTACCTCGTTGGATGTTGTTAAAATTCCATCTGGATTTGTTCAGAACGCTCGGTTTTGCACACCGGGCGTTTTTTATTGGTGAGTCCATCAAGCGCATACTTAAAAGCCCTGCTAATCGGACTGATGTCTGATGCCATTCCGAAAGCACACAAGACCGAAGCAATAAACCGCCAGTCGGTACGACTGATCTTCGATTCATGGCAGCCAATCATCTTTGCCAGACCGCGCTGTGTAAGCGTTGACAGGTTGATAAGTAAATCTGTTTCTGCGCGATCAACGTCGCGCTGTGATAGTTTGCTGTAACTTGTTTGTTCCATTTCTTAAGATTTCCAATAGTGAATAGTTAGTTGAAAGGTATGCATGGAAACGCATATGGCCTTAGTTGGTCAGATATCTTGGGGCTCGCTTTGTCAGCGACGTAGGACGAATGCCCATTGTGAAAATAGCGGTGTTACTTATGCTGCCTGATTCGGTTTTGGAAACAGGTGTGGTAAATCTGGGCGAATTTCGTAAGCCTTGATCTGCCCTCCAGTGGCGTTAACGATGGCGGTAACTTTCTCTGGAGAAACCTGCCCGCCTTTCAGCCATTTGTGTACTGCTGGCTGCGTTACACCACACTTGTCGGCAAGCCGCTTTTGACTACCGACAATCTTCAAGGCTCGTTGAATTACTAAATTCATGAGCATACCTCTTTCAGCCATTGCTTATAACCAAGGATAACCCAAGTTATAAAAGATAGCAATAACCTTTATTATTTTACTTTGGATAACCGTAGTTATAGATTTGTGGATATGAAAACATTCGCAGAAAGACTAAATGCAGCCATGAGATCGGCAGGGGTGTCGCAATCACAGCTTGCGGACATGGTTGGAATATCTCAGCCAGCCATACAGAAGATGTCATCCGGTAAAACAAACGGATCTCGCAAGATGGTTGAGTTAGCTAATGCTTTAAAAGTACGCCCTGAATGGCTTAGTTCTGGTATTGGTGAAATGAGGGATGGTACACATGAAGAACCATCCAATATCCGTGAGTCATCTTTAAAAGCTGTGGTATGGGAAGACATTAAAAAAAACGATGACGAGTTTGTCGCATTGCCTCTTCTTAACGTTTCGCTTTCGGCTGGAAGCGGTAGCTGCGAGATAGAAGAATCATCAGAGTTCTCTTTGGTTTTCAGAAAGTACTATCTGAAAAAGATGGGGGTAACTGAAAGTTCTGCCAAGCTGGTAAGGGTAACAGGTCAAAGCATGGAACCAACTCTTCACGATGGCGATGTTGTTGGTGTTAACACACAAGATACCACCATCAGAGATGGTAAAACCTACGCTATTTGCCAGTCTGATTTGTTGCGAGTAAAAACATTAATCGCCACTCCTACATCGGTGATAATCAGATCAATAAATCGCGAAGAGTACCCGGATGAAGTAATGGATAGAGATGAATTTCATAAAACCGTAAGGATTATTGGCAGAGTATTCTGGTCATCGCATAGCTGGTAACCAGTGGCCTGAAGAAACGTTTGGGTGAGGAGGATAGATGGCGTTCACTGACCTTGAATATCAAGCGGTCAAAAAAGAAGTTCACCAATTCATTGAAAGCATAAGGCCGCCTGAACATATCCGCAATGAACTGGATATTGTTTATAGCATCAATGACCAAACGATAGATATCGGCGAACAGCGCCCGTGTGGCAGGGCAACCCAGGTGAAACAAACATCCTGCCATCAGCAAGAATCAAGTACATACGTTCTCTGGATAGATGGAAAATCTATTGGATGCGGAAGGATATGAAATGGCATCAGTACAGTACTGAACTTTCGCTGACTGATGCGCTTGAGCTTGTGCGTGCTGACCCGGATTGCTGCTTCTTCGGATGAGTGAAGAGACATTTTGGTGATGGATGGTCGCAGAAGTGCGGCCTTTAATGTAATCGAAGAAAAGTAATCCTTGTAAAACTTGATTTGACTGTATTGTCACAAAGAAAGGAATCAACGATCGTTTCTTGGGTCTTGATTTGTTTTGACGATCAAATTAGTATTGCCTCATCAACTGTATGAGGCTTTTTTATGCAAACCAAAAGCTACACCATCAAAGCATTTCAGGACTTCTTACAGATGCTTCCTGAGCTTGGTATCGTCAATGATGCTACAGCCCGCAATCTCCGTGACTCTTCCCTGCGCCTTCTTACTGTTCTTGGGGCGGATTTCACCGATGCCGATATCCGTGATTATAGCGTTGCCAACTTAGCAAGTTCGTACGCAGACTCAGCAGAAAGCAAACCCTCTGAATCATCTTTGCAGGCATACAAAAGCCGAATGCAAAGTGCTATTGATAAATTTATCTCCTACCAGAATGGTGAGATTAATGTGTCAGTTGGTGATGTAAATAAAAAAAAGGAGCGTAAAAAGATGGCACCTAAGAAGAAGGCGGTAGCTGACGTACAGGTTGGTGTAAAAACATTTGAACTGCCGATTCCATTGCGCGGAGATCTTATCGTCACCATTGGCAACCTGCCTCGCGACCTGACAAAAGATGAAGCCAAGCGTATCAGTCTGATTGTGGAATCTTTTGCGATGATTGATGGCGGAACAAAAGAATAAAGCCCGAGGGAACGGGGCTTTTTGGGTCGGAAATATATCCAGTATTTCCGAAGTGTATGGAGGATTACCTACCGCTACACCCTTGGCAACCGCAAGCCAAGGATAGCGGTTCTCCCAACAAACTACAACCTGTTCGGGTAAACAGGCTGTATACAAAAACAGGAGAAAAGCTATGGCTCACGATGTTAATCGCGATGACTTCATCTACGAACACGACAAGCCGGTTTATGTGCGCAGTTACTGCCGCATACGTTTCGGTGAGCTCGAACATGTTCGTCAGCACTTCCGCTCTTATCCGAGCTGCTGAAAATAACTAAATCTCAAACCCGGCTTCCGCGCCGGGTTTTCTTTGCCTCGCGATCGTCCCCCATATTTAACAGCCGCAAATGCGGTAAACCACGAACCAACACGCCAGCAATACAGCGCCCCCCTTCCAATACCGACCAATCCGCAACATTTACAAAAATAAAATACCTTTATTATCCATCACTTATAACTTATTTATCAGAATCCATAAATTAAGTTATTGACCGCCGCTATAACCTAGGTTATCTTTAAGCCATCAGCAGGACGCACTACTCACCAGGGCGGTGAATATACAACGATTCGAATATGAATCTACGGCGCTGACAAAGCGCAATAACCAAAGTGAACTTTGGGTGTGGTGAAGGGTTCATGGACGGGAATATGTCGCACGTAAAGCGGCGAGGCCTGCGGGACTATTGCCGAATTGAAGTAGGCCGAAACAGGTCAAAATGGGTCTCCCACCTACCACACCACCAAAGTTCATCAGGAGGTCTATATGACACGCAGAACTCAGTTCAAAGGCAATTCACGTTCTCGTCGTCGTGAGCGTTTAAAGGCAAAGGCATTAGCTAACGGCGTGCTGGCCCGCGAAGAAGCAATAAGTTCAGAAGTATTACACCGCCCTACTCTAAGCAGAGCGCAGATTCAGGCTAAAGGTACTCACGAAACGCCTGAGCGCATAGAAGACGCTAAGCCAATTAAGTTCATGGCACAGGACGTGATCTGGCAACAGAAAGAATACAGACGCAATCTGGAGCGAGCGGCCATTGTGTACGCGAATGAGTTTGGACATAAGCAACCAGAAACTGGTGTATGTCTTCCAAACGTAGCCATTTACGCGGCAGGCTACCGGAAATCAAAACAACTGACAGCGAGGTAATTATGGATTTAAATAAATTAGAAGCGTTATTAGAAGCATCAGTAAAAAATTTTATCTCAGTACTTGATGAAAAAACTGAAGATATTAAGAAGGCAAATATTGTCGAACTTGTAAAAACAAGAGCCAGTACATTTGATCATCTTCCTGATGATGTCCGGTCAGCGGCAATTCGCGTATATGTAACGGCACTAAGCAATAGTGAACCACCAATTGATGAAGAATCAAGAGATATTCAGAAAAAACGGTTTGAGATGTTAGCCAGCAACATTATCGCGGGTTTTACACAGCTCTTAACAAAAGAGCCTGCCAGTGAAGCTGTTCGCCAGCAGGCTCAGGTAATGATTAATCAGGCAGAAACTATTTCACGTGAGCGAAAAGCATTTGATAAATCGGTTTCTGAACTTCCAGCACCTCAATAGCAGCCGCTGAACCTTCCTTTCCTTTGACTGTGGAAAGTGAAGGAACCACCGAGCCTGATGTGGTTAAAAGACAGGCACAATCTTTACTACCGCAAGCCACGCAGTGAAATGGGTGTGACTTGTGTTGGTCGCCAGAAAATGAAATCAGGCAGCAAACCACTTATTTGAGAGGAATTAATATGTCATCAATCCGCTTAACAACGAGAATGAAAGAGACAATCGCTCGTAACGCTTTAATTAAGTCCGGGGTGTTCACTGAACTTGAAGAAGTAACAAAACTAAAGAACCAGCTTGCACTTTGAGGTGTACTGGCAATAGCGGACACTACCATTTGTTCTTTTTTTAAGCAGCCATCTGATGATATTTTTCCCTGAAGGCTGCCGGGGAGATATTCCCCAGACGAGAGTGACGACGCTGACGATTGTAGAAAATCTCAATGTATTCCCGTATTACTGAGATGGCTTCATCCCGGTTATTAAAACGATAGTGGCTCAGGCTCTCATTTTTCAGCGTTCCCCAGAAGCTTTCCATCGGAGCGTTGTCGTAACAGTTACCTTTACGCGACATTGATGTTTTCAGACCAAACTGCTCCTGTATGACCCGGTAATCGTATGCGCAGTACTGTGAACCTCGATCAGAGTGGTGGATTAGCCCGGCAGGTGGGCGCTGGCTCCTGAGCGCCATAAACAGGGCTTTACCTGTCAGCTCTTTTGTCATGCGCTCTCCCATGGCGTAGCCGACAATTTCGCACGTATAAACATCTTTGATGCCAGCGAGGTACAACCATCCCTCCTGTGTGGCAACATACGTCAGGTCCGCCACCCAGACCTGATTTGGTGCTGTAGGAGCGAACGTCTGGTTCAGCAGATTTGGCGCAACTGGCAGATTGTGGTTCGGGTTCGTAGTCGCTCTGAACTTGCGTTTCTGCTTACAGCGTAGCCTTAGCTCCTTACGAAGACGTGCCAGTCGGTCACGACCAACGATGATGCCATTCTCTGCCAGCTCCGTCTGGAGCCGCCGGGTTCCATATGTTTCGCGAGTGCGGATATGTGCCACCTTAATCTCCAGTTTTAGCCGCTCATCACTTTGTTTTCTGTCTGAGGGTTCATGCTGTACCCGGTTGTAATAACCGCTCCTGGATACACCAAATACCTGACACAT